GAAAAAGACAAAGAAAAGGAAAAAGACAAAGAAGAAGACAAGGAAGAAACCCCCTTTAGCCCCCCTTCACAGGGAGGCACCCCTCCCCGACCTCGAATCCCCTATGATTCCATCCGGGATGCATACAACGAAATCTGCGCGTCGTTTCCCCGCTGTACGGCTATCAACGAAAGTCGGAAAAAGGCGATTCGGGCCAGGTTCAACGCTGGGTATACGCTGGATGATTTTCGACAGTTGTTCCACAAGGCCGAAAACAGCAGTTTCCTCCGGGGGCGGAATGACCGCAACTGGTCGGCAACGTTCGATTGGCTGGTGAAGGATTCCAACATGGCAAAGGTGTTAGAGGGAAATTACGACGATTCCGGGGCTAGATCTGGCCCTGCTCCTAAGCAGCCGAAACGGCAGAGTTGGGCAGACCTGGCCCGGCAGATGGACGAAGAGGAGGGAGTATCATGACTAGGCAAGAAACCGGCATCATCATGGATATCCTGACCACGGCCTACCCGACTTTCTACAACGGCAGAAACGCTCCTGATATGCGGATGACAGTAAATCTTTGGGCGGAAATGTTCGCAGAGGACGATGTGAAGATCGTTGCGGCGGCTGTGAAAGCCTTGATTGCGACGGATGACAAGGGTTTCCCGCCACATATCGGGGCTGTGAAGGGCCGGATTCGGCAAATCAGCAACCCGGATGAAATGACCGAGCAGGAAGCGTGGGCGCTGATTTCCAAAGCGCTGCGTGATGGATATTATAACGCAGAAGCGGAATTCGCCAAACTGCCGCCGCTGGTGCAGGACGTTGTACACGATCCCAGGCAGTTGCGGGAATGGTCGATGATGGACGAATCGACCGTGCAATCTGTCGTTGCATCCAATGTTCAGCGCAGTTTTCGGGCAAAGGCCCAGAGTAGGCGAGATTTTGAAGCTCTTCCCAAGGACGTGCAGGTGTTGGCAAAAACATTTGCCGCCGCTCTGCCACAGATGCCGGAAGAACCAAAACCGGCGGCATTGCCGCCCAGGGTGCGGACGGTGGAGGATATCAAGGCCGACATGGAGAAAACCAAAGCTATCCTGATGCAGCAGGCCGGGACGAAAAAGAGGTCTGCTGACTACACGCCACCTACGCCGGTAGACTGGGAACGGCAGAGACAGGATGCGTTGCGTAGATTCCGGGAGGTGGCGCAGTGAACGAAGTTAGACGGGTGGCTTTTTTTACCATCCCCTACCCGGAAACCAAGCGGGGTATGACGGCGTGGAATAAACGGTTTAGCCTGAACGCCTACTATTCCGGGAAAAACTACCACCAGCGGAAACGTGATGCTGACGATATCCATCTGCTGACTAGCATAGCTCTAAAACGGGCTAGAGTGCGGAAGGACCTGGTAAAAACGCCCGTGCAGGTGATTTTCTACTGGGACGATGGGCTTGATGTAGATAATCACGCAGTCCTGGGGAAGATGATCGTCGATGCACTGAAAGGCTGGATTTTACCGAACGATAACCGCCGCTGGTACAGGAAGGTATCACACGAATTTTGGGAACGCCGGGAAATCGGCGTGGAGGTCGTGGAGTGGGAGAAGTAACCATTTCCGTGACCCCGCGAAAAAGGAGGAAAACCAATGATCAAAATCAAGAAAAACTGCACCTTGGAAACGACATGGAAGGAACTGAAGGACGATATTGAGTCCGCGTCTAACCCGCTGAATGTCGGCGATGAAATCGACATTATGCTGAAAACTGGCGAAAAAGTCACGCTGGTGTGTGAACGTGCAGGGCATAGGAGCGCAACGTTTTTTACGAAAAACCTGCTCGAAGATACTCACTGCATGAATGAGAACCGGAAAGCAAAAAACGGTGAGCAGTTGAGTACGATGGAGGCATATCTGGGCAAGCTCTTCCGCTTGTTGCCGTACGATTTGCAAGAAGTTGTAACTGAGCCGCTCCGATTGTTGCGAGAGAAGGAAGTCTTTGGAAAAAACAACTACGGGAATGAAGAATTGTGCGAAGTACTCCATCGTTACTCTGAGAAGGAAAACCGGGTTAAAACGCTGAACGGCGTCCCATTTCCATACTGGTTGGCATCCCCGCATGCGGAAGACCCCGCGTACTTTTGCACTGTGACCGACGGCGGCAACAGCGGCAACAACGACGCCAGCCACAGCCGCGGTGTTTGCTTCGGCTTCGACATTTAATCTAAAATCTAACAATCGCGGGGCCTTGTGTCCCGCATAGGAGGAAAACAAATGAATGAATTGAACCAATACGGTATTCTGTCGGGCAACGAAATCCGGCAGCGCATGTCCAAAGGGGATATTATCATCAAGCCGTTCGACCCGGCCCAGCTTGGGCCGAACAGCTACAACCTGCGCCTGCATCCTAAAATGCTTACGTATACAGAAGCTGTCCTGGACCCCAAACGGGACAACCGCACGCGGGAGATTATCATCCCGCCTGAGGGATACGTCCTGAAACCGGGGCGCGTGTATATCGCGTCCACGGAGGAGTGGACGGAAACTCGAAACCTGGTCCCCATGCTGGTTGGGCGCTCGTCCGTGGGGCGACTGGGACTGGCTGTACACGTTACAGCAGGTTTTGGGGATATCGGCTTCCGGGGCCGTTGGACGCTGGAGCTGGCGGCCACCGAGCCGGTGCGTATCTACCCCGGCATGGAAATTTGCCAAATTTATTATCATACCATCGCGGGAGAAATCCTGGATGAGTATAAAGGCAAATACGTCGGCCAGGAGGCGGCTACCCCATCCCGGCTGTATCAGGAAATGGGGGATGCAAAATGAAAGACTTGCGCATCCTGGACAAATACCGAGACAGGGATTTTGGGTACCGTATCCACGGAGGACCCGGAGACGCCGGTAACGGTGCTTTCAAGGTTTATGTCGGCGGAAGATCGTTTTTCTGCATCGCCAGCAATGGCGGGGGTTGGGAGCACGTCAGCGTGTCCCCCTGCAACCGCAAACGGGCCACGCCGCCTACCTGGGCTGAAATGTGCGAGATCAAGCACATGTTCTTTGAGGACGAGGAAGCTGTTGTACAGTACCACCCGCCCAAGAGTGAGTATGTGAACAACCATCCATACTGCCTGCACCTATGGCGGCCTACGGGGGTGGAAATGCCAAAGCCGCCGAAAATTTTTGTGTGATGGAGGGAAAAGCATGAAAAGTTATATTGAAGAAGCGTTCCAGCGGTTGCGCGGATACTGCGACAAGAAACCAAATTGCGACAATTGTCGTTTTGCCGACAATGAAGGGCACTGTGTTATGTATAACACTGTCCCATCTGATTGGAAGATGCCGAAAGAAAGTGAGGAAGGCAATGACTGACTACATCGACCGAGAAGCGTTGCTAAAGGCGATTAGCAAAGTGGGCGGAAGCCCTCTCAGCGAGTGGGACACAGTGGGGGTTGTTAGCCTGGTGGCAAACCAGCCTGCCGCCGATGTGTCCCCGGTGCGGCGGGGGCATTGGGTAAGGGTCGGAAACGGTACGACATGCAGCGAATGTATGCAGGGCTTGTTGCGGATAAACGGGAAACAGTCGGAATGGGTTGATTTATCTGGAATGCCCTACTGCCCCAACTGCGGCGCGAAAATGGAGGTAGAGTATGACGAAAGAGGACGCGATTAAAGAGCTAGAGCTGCTGCACGTTACAACAGCGGCACCGGCAGGCAGCGTAGCAGGTGAATCATGCCGCGCAGTAAATGATGCGCTAGATATGGCTATCAAGGCTCTAAGGGAGCCGCCGAGAGTACGCGCACACTGGGGACGATACAGAGATATCATACAATGCTCCAACTGTGGATTTGGGATGTTCCCAATAGCCTATGTTTTTGATAAAGGAGACTGCGTGGGAACCAATGTTATTCCCAGAAATTGCCCAGAATGCAATGCAATGATGGAGGTGCAAAATGGCAACTGATTTTGAAAAAAAGAAAGAGGAAATACGCTCGATTCTGGACGGAATAGAGCAAGAGGCCGAAACACTCCTGAAAAACATCGCAAAATTCCGAAAGGATTTAGAAGATGTGGACGAAAAAACGGACTTTAAGGAATTCGACGAAGCGCACGATTTGGAACGTTGTTTAGGAAGATATATAGCTTTATACATCTGATAGGAGAAGGAAAATGACATTAGAACAAGCTAGAGAGTGGCTCCAGCGCCACGCCGACAACACGCCCATGCCTGGGGCGCGGGAGGCGTATCGGACTATTCTGGAGGCGCTTGATGGTATGCGGTGGAGACCAGGCAGCGAGAAGCCGACAAAGGCTGGAGAAAAAGCTGTTTGCATCACCGAGTATGGCAACGTGGTTCTTGACACAATCATATCTTACCAGGGAGAACTGCTGTGGGAGGAATTCACTGTGTATGGAGGAACATTTATGCCAATCAACTGGATGCCCCTGCCAAAACCGCCGGAGGTAGAATGATGGACGGCTGTATAAAATTTCCAACTATGTACATGGATGACGAAACAGCCGTGAACATCGTGAAACACAGTCTGACCTACCTGGAGGGTGATGAGCTGACCTTTGAGGCTATGACCTACGCGATAGAGCGCGTTGCTATGATTGATTTAACGCACTGGGACCTATCTAACGCAGAGCTTCAACACGCACTGCGTTGGCTGTTCGACCACTACGATTTCAAGTAACCGCCTCGATTCTGACACGGTTAAAGTGGTCGATTTCGACCAGGTTAGAAAGGAGAGCAAAATGAATATCCCGGATAAAATGAATTGCTGGAGCCAATTCCCGGCCATGGTAGGCTACGCTGCTTGCTATGAAGCCCTAGCGGAAGAGTGCATGGAGTTGGCCCACTGCGCCCTGAAACTCGCCAGAGTTTTGCGGGGAGATAACCCGGTTAAAGAGGATGGAACGATCTACCTGGATAAGTTGGACGAAGAATACACCGACGTGGTTTCTTGCGCTATCGCCCTAGAACTGAAACCCAATGCAGATATATCCGTGTGGAAATGGGAGAGACATAAGAAGCGGCTGGAAGAAGCGCTTGAAAGAGAGGGGGATAACTGATGGAATGGATGTTAGCACACCCCTGGATGGTGTTCTGGTTAGAGGCTCTAGCTATCATCTGCACGGCGGAAACCGTGCAGGTGGTGGCAAAGTTGGATGAACGCAAGGCCATGCACAAAGCAATGTTGGCTATCGCTGAAATGAAGAAGTTGGAAATGGAGGGGAAATAATGGAATTTAGGACGAAACCCTGCCCCATTTGCGGTGGGAAAACCTTGCAGGCTATCGCTGTAACCAAAGGCGAAGAGACACGGTATTTTGTCCGCTGCACGAAATGCGGCCACGAAGGACCTTTTAGCCTGCGCAGTGATCTGGAAGCAAAGGGAGCTTGGAATGGGTGCGTCGATGTGATGGAATACCAGAACGCAAAACCAACCACCCGCAAAACCATCCTGGACGCCGCCGAAAAGTGCGTGTGCAACGACCGGCAGGATCAATACGGCAAGCCAGAGGATAGCTTTAGCGCTATCGCTGATTTGTGGACGGCCTATCTGGATATTGGACGCGAGATCACGCCGGTTGACGTGGCGCAGATGATGATCCTGTTAAAAGTCGGCAGGGCTAAAGAAAACCCGAAACACCAGGACAACTGGGTTGATATGGCTGGGTATGCAGCTTGTGCCGGTGAAATCGCGGCGGATGTGTACGGCAATGATTCCTAATCCTCACCGTTGCCGGAAATGCGGCAGAGAACCCGCTGTGCAGTACATGTACAGAATCGGGGATGATGTAGAGTTGTACCGGGTTAGATGTGAAAAATGCCAGAACACAGGAAAAACGGAGCCGATGTATAATCTAGCCGTTTTGTCTTGGAACGATGAAAACAGAGAGGATGATTCAAAATGAAAATCTTTATTTCTCAGCCCATGCGGGGCAAAACCGACGCCGAAATCCTGGCAGAACGGGAGCGAGCTATCAAGGCTGCTAAAGCTAAGCGGGGTGATGATGTGGAGGTCCTGGAGAGTTTCTTTCGGGGCGCTCCCACCGAAGCAAAGCCGCTATGGTTTCTGGGAGAGAGCCTGAAAGTCATGGCGGATGCGGATGCTGTTATCGTGTGCAAGGGGTGGAGCGATGCCAGAGGGTGCAAGGTGGAGATCGCCGCCGCAGATGCGTACAAGTTGCCGGTTTTCTTTCTGATCGGCGATAAATTGCGCGGATACAACGAGTAACCTGTGCAAAAAATGCACAAGTTGGAAAGGAGAACCAATGATTGAGTTTGAACACACAGAGGTAGTGGGCTGGGAAGCCGCTATCCGGGGGATGCGGAACCCTCATAACAGCTGGGACAAGTCGGATAGCAAATACATGCGCCAAGAAGACGGGCATATCATCGCAAGTCGCTACGAAGTCGGCCCCAACGACCATGATTTGATGATGCGCCTGGTCAAGGCTGGCACAGACCACCGCAAATTTATGCGGATGATCGTTGTGTATGTGGACGTGACTGCACCGCTGTACTGGTGGAAAGAGTTTGAAACGTACAAGGTTGGTACAGTGTCTAACTCTTGCTCCACAATGCACGGTATCCATAAGAAACCGTTTTCTTTAGATGATTTCAGCCGTGAAAGCCTTGAGGAATTTTACTTCAATCCGTTTGAAGGCCTTGACGAATACGGTCCAGGTGAAGCGCTAATCGATGCTGTAAGGGTGCTGAACTTCTGCCGGGAGGAATACATCAAAACGAACGAAAAAAAGTGGTGGAGGCAGATGATTCAGATTCTTCCTAGCAGTTACAACCAGCGCCGAACCTTGATGCTGAACTACGAGGTTTTAACAAACATCTACCACGCCAGGAAAAACCACAAGCTGGACGAATGGCGGGAGTTCTGCCACTGGATCGAAACACTCCCATACTCCGAACTGATAACCGGGGGCGTTGAATAATGGCCCTGACAGCGCAGGAAATCAGACAACGGGATTTGCGGTATAAGAAGCAGAGTTATGAATGGGCAAAAGCTAGGGGGCTGTGCGTTCGGTGTATGAAGGAACGCGCCGCCCCCGGGCGGTATAAATGCCTGGAATGCTTATCTATCAGCGTAGAGCTAAACAACGCCTGTAATGCCAAACTATCCCAAGATGAAAAGGAAAAACGGGGAGAGCGCAACAGGGAGAGTATGAAAACCTTGTACGCGCAACGAAAAGCGGCAGGGCTATGTACAGCATGCGGCAAACCGGCCTACAAAGGGCAGGTGTTCTGCAATGAATGTAGGTTGCGGCGCAACAGAAAACACAGAGAACGGTATGTACGGAAACCAGCAGGGGAGTGCCGTTACTGCGAACGCCCAGCGCTACCGGGGCGGCAGATGTGCAAAGAGCATTATGAGCGTGATTTGGAGATACTGGAGTACGCTAGATCACAACGCAAAACAGACCCGGTCCGGGATGCTATCAACGATTTCTGGAAGCTGAAAAAAGCGGGAGGATAATATGGATGATTTCGATAAGAAGGTTCTTCTTTCGCTCGAAAAGAACCGGATGATGATTAGCAAGGTGGCGCGGGAACTATTTTGCCACCGGCACACTATCACCTATCGTCTGGATAAATTGAAGAAAGAGACGGGCGTTGATCCGTTGGAAGTTCGCGGCCTTGTGGCTCTGCTGGATAGAATTGGGGGGCAGATTTGAAAGAAGCGTGGTTGCCTATCCCAGGGACAAGCGGGTGGTACGATGTTTCTAATTTTGGCGAAATCCGAAGCTGGATAAAACAACGTTGGGACCATTCCAGAGAAAGGGCTGAAAATCCACGAATCATGCGCCAACAGTCGCATAACGGCAACACTACCGTTCAAATTGCTGGTAAAACAATTCGGGTAAAAGATGTTGTGCGCGATGTATTCCTTGGTGGGAAACGTGAGGGCATGATTCTACACCACAAGGACGGGGACTATCGAAACTGTGCGGTGAACAACCTGGAATTTGTGACTAGGGCGGAACTGAACAGGAAACGTAGAAGTCCAAATTGCAGAATTGTTGCCAAGACGGACAAATGGGGTAAGGTGCTGAAATTTTATCCCAGCGCAAGGGCTGCTGCGCGGGAAAATTACCTATCCACAAGCGGCTTGCACAGACGAATTAGAAATAAGTCGTTCATCGACGGCGTGATTTTCAAATATGCTGATTAACAGATGGACATATTGTCCAAAGAATTAGCAAAAACACAGATTTTCGTGGAACGATACGGTAGATTATGGTATAATAATAGCAAGGAAGTCTTTGTCCTTTCGGGCTTCCGCATGCTTCTTCCGCCGGGTGGCGGCGGCAATAGCCACCCCTCCTATTTGGTATAGGGGCGGGGGTTCTTCCCCTGCCCCGCCCTCCATATCCTGGGCGCTGGTGTGTATGATTTGGTTCAATTCCGAATCCCAGGACCATCCCGAAAGGGAGAATAAAATACGAAAGGCAGGTGAAGCTTTGACTTCTTTTCTGCATTTTGTGTTTTGTTTTTCAGCACCTAACCCAGCGCGGCGAGCGTCCTATTATCTGGCACGGTAGGGATGCCACGACCCGCGCAGGTTGGGATATATGAAAGAACGCCGCCGGATAATGCAAGGGTGTGTCACCAGCGTCTTAGACGCGGCAGTTGCGCCGGGAGTTCTTTCTATATGCTGGCTATCGGTGCAGGAGCCAATAGCTGGCTTTCCGCTCTGTCGGTTCTCTTTTTTGTTTCCATAGGGAATGCTCCTTCGGTAAGCTGCGGCCTGTAAAAGCAGCTCCATCACTCACCTGGTGGCCCCGGTTGGATTCCGGTTAGGCATACGGCGGGATACTCAAGATTGGTTTAAGAGGCCGCATTGCTAATGCGGTATGGGCTACAGCCTGCGTAGGTTCAAATCCTACTCCTGCCGCCACTGACACTCCGGAGAGACGGGGATATATGCAAGAAAGCAGAAGGCGCGCCGCCAGGATTCGGCGGAATGGGTTCAAGGCCCATTGATTGCGCGGTACCGCAGCCGATGAACGTACTAAATCGGCGATTCCCCACGGTGGAACACTGTTGCGTGTGTGTACAGCACAAACACCGCTGTGGGGCAATATGGCGGGCGGCAATAGCCTATATCCGGGTAGTTACCGGGGCCTGCTACCAGAATAGCGGTTAGCATTTGCGGATGCTGGGGCGATGAGAACCCGCCCTGACAGCTCGGAAGAGACGGGCACAGGAGGAATAACGATGAATCTAAGAAAGGTTGCAACTAAGCTGCAAACCGCCCTGTGCCAAAAGGGACGGTTTATCAAGCTGAACCAGATGCAGGCGTATTCCGAAAAAACGGGAAGGATGGTGACTAAGTTCGTGCTTACTGAAAAGAAAGAAAATGCTGCTGGACGTATGCGGGACAGCACCATCATGGAAAGCTACCAGTTAGCCGATATTGTGAAGAAGCTGGCCCAGATTTACGGCGGTGATTCCGCTTGAAGAGAGATGAGTTTGGTTTAACGCTGAAACAGCGGAAATTCGCTGATTTATATCTGCAATATGGCAATAAAACCAAGGCGGCGATTGAAGCAGGGTATTCAGAAAGAAGCGCGTCGGCGATTGCGGACGAAACCCTGGGAAACCCTAAGATAGTTGCCTATCTCGAACATTTTCAGAAGAATTTGGACAACGAACGCATTGCAGGCATTGAAGAAGTGATGCAATTTTATTCGGATGTAATGCGTGGACGGGTAAAAGATCAATTCGGTTTGGATGCTTCCTTGGCCGACCGGTTGAAAGCCGGTGACAGCCTGGCAAAACGGTATGCTTCCGTTGGTAAGGGCTACGGCAAGCGGAAGAAGCAGGTTGATGATCTCACCCGTTCGCTGTTAGAAGATGCAGAACGCATGGAACGGGAAAGAACGGGTGATGATTGTGCTAAGTGAAAAGCAGCGCAAAATCCTGGCTTTCCCGTTTACTGGATATAATGCCTTGATCTGTGATGGAGCTATCCGTTCGGGCAAAACATCCCTGATGACGATTGCATTTGTCGATGATGCCATGCGCCGCTATGACGGCCAGCGGTTCGCTATCTGTGGGAAAAGTGTGGACAGCGCCGTTAAAAATATCATCATTCCATATATGCAGGTGGATTGGGTAACAAGTCAGTATCAAGTCACCTGGAAACGCACGGACAAAGTCATGGTAGTCAACGACGGCGAACATGAAAATGTTTTCGAGGTGTTCGGCGGCAAGGACGAAGGTTCGTTCATGCTGATTCAGGGCCGGACGCTGGCAGGGGTGTTGCTGGACGAAGTGGCGCTTCAACCCCGTTCTTTCGTGGAGCAGGCGCTTGCCCGGTGTTCTATTGCTGGTTCCCGGTTGTGGTTCAACTGCAACCCTGGCCCTCCTTCCCATTGGTTCTACCAAGAATGGATTAAAAAAGCTGGGGAAAAGAACGCCTTGCATCTGCATTTTTTGTTAGATGATAACCCAGCCCTTGCACCTGAAATCGTCCAACGGTACAAATCAATGTATGCAGGTGTGTTCTACCGCCGCTATATCCTGGGCGAATGGTGCGTAGCCGACGGCCTGGTTTACCCGATGTTCGACAAGGCGAAACACATAGCCACGGAACAACACTCCGGCGGTGTGTATTATATCAGCATCGACTACGGCACGTTGAACCCTACGGCTATGGGGCTGTGGCAGCTACGAAACGGTAAGGCTGTGATGCTGAAAGAATACTACTACGATGGGCGAAAGCAGAAGCGCCAGAAAACGGATGAGGAATACGCCGACGATCTGGAAGCATTTGCGGAAGGGTACCAGATAGAGCGGGTGATCGTTGACCCGTCGGCAGCATCGTTCAAGGAAACACTGCGGCGGCGCGGCAAATTTGCCGTGATGGATGCCAATAATGCAGTGCTAGATGGTATCCGTCTTACTGGTAGCCTGCTGTTAGCTGGTAGAATCCTGTTCGATGCCAGCTGCGAAAATACGTTTGACGAATTCGGTTCCTACTGCTGGGACGAAAAAAAAGAAACCGACGCGGTAGTTAAAGAATCGGACCACGCAATGGATATGATACGCTACTTTGCGTATACGATAATGCGGCGGGAGGTGCGCTAATGGAGAGTTTTTTTGCTAGGACATTCCGAAATCTGAAAAACTGGCTGTTTCCCACCGCTGCTGCTAAGAGGGATTTCGGCGTAGATACGGCGGTTGGTACTACGATGCAGCAGAATATCAACCTCTGGTATTCCATGTACATCAACGAACCGCCCTGGGCCAAGCGCGACATTATCCCGCTCGGACTGCCTGCTGCTATCGCCCGTGAAATGGCGCGGCCTGCACTGGTGGAATTCAACGGAACAGTTACCGGCGGGGCACGGGCTGAATTCTTGGATACGTGTTTCCAGGATGCCGCCCGGAGCTTTGAGAAAAACTTGGAGATGGGGCTTGCTCTCGGTGGGCTGGCCCTTCGGCCTTATGTGTACAACGGCACGTTGAAAGTCGATGCTTCCAGTATCATGGCATTTCAGCCTACCAACTTCGACGAAGCTGGCAAATGCACCGGTGGCGTATTCCGCGAGCGGGTGCAGCTGGCTGGTAAATGGTACGTTCGCCTGGAAAGCCATGAGTTTGTGAGAGATGGAGAACGCACGGCCTACGTTGTACGGAACAAGGCCCACAAATCCAACCAGTATGGAACAGTGGGCGAGGAAGTGCCGCTCGATACGGTCCCTGCCTGGGCAACCTTGGACGATGAAACCACGCTCGACGGCGTAGAGCGTCCGCTGTTTGCCTTTTTCACCCCGCCCGTTGCGAACAACATCGACACTGATAGCCGCCTGGGTGTATCTGTGTTCGGTGGTTCCATCGTTGGTCTGGTTAAGGATGCAGATGAGCAATGGGATAGACTGTGGTGGGAATTCAAATCGGGCGAACGCAAGATTTTTGCTGAGTACACCAGTGGGAACGCCCGTGATTTCGGGAGAAACCGGCTCTATGAGTTCGGCCCGTTCATGTCCCAGGATGGGGACTTTTTCAAAGAGTTCTCCCCGGCGTTCCGGGATGATGCCATTTACAGAGGCTTTCAAAACATCCTGAAACAAATCGAATTTCAGACAGGCCTAGCCTATGGAACGATTTCTGACCCGTCCAGCGTGGAAAAAACATCGACGGAAATCCTGGCCAGCAAGCAGAGACAGTATATTACAGAGAGCCATATTCAGCAGGCGTTTGGGGATGCCCTGGACGATCTGGTATATGCGATGGATGTATACGCCACACTGTACGCCCTGGCCCCTCAGGGGGACTATGAGCTGCATCTCAGCTTCGGTGATGGTGTACTCGATGATCCTGAGAGCAACCGCGCAGAAATGGCGGCTGACCTGCAACTGGTATCTGCTGGTATCCTGAATGCCTATGAATTCCGGCAGAAGTATTTCGGCGAGGATGAAGAGACTGCCAAAGCTATGCTGCCGGGGATGGAGGAAATGATCGATGAGCCGCAAGGGGAACTTGAATAATGAAGTACCCATTCAGCCCCGCTGTTCTGGATGCCCTGCCTGAACCTATCGCCGAACTATTCCGGGGCCTGGAAGATCGGCTTCTACAAGAAATCTGCTGGCGGCTGGTGGTATCCGATGACCTGAACCAGGTGACAGTTGAGGATATCCGGGAACTGCGTGCCCATGGGATAACACTGGATGAAATCACGACGGCTATTGCGGAGACTACGCAAACTAGCCTGGATAAAGTTGACGCTATCATGGACGGCGTAGTAGAGCGCAATCGCAAATACTACGGTACATTAGCAACGGCGGCAGAGATTACCGCCCCGCGCCACATTGTTGATGATGTGGACGTTGAGGCTATCAGGCGGCAGACCAAAGACGAATTGCGAAACCTCACTCAATCAATGGGATTTGCAGTCCGACGAAACGGCAAAGTCGTTAAGTGGTTGGAACCCAAGAAAGCGTATCAATGGGCGCTAGATATGGCGGAAACAGAAGTAATGTCCGGGACTATCAGTTATAACGAAGCGATAGCCCACGCCACAAAGCAGCTTGCCGCCGGTGGTTTAACGTCTATCCGCTACGAATCCAATGGGCGGGTACATTACGATCAAGCGGATGTAGCCGCTCGACGTGCTGTGATGACTGGGGTGAATCAAACCTGCCAGCGCTATGCAGAGCAGAGTATGGAGCGACTGGAAACTAACCTAGTGGAAGTGTCTGCCCATGGCGGCGCAAGAAATGTAAACGGTCCGAATGGCTGGGAAGCACATACTCTGTGGCAAGGAAAAGTTTTCCAATGGAATAAATAAGTTTGATACAAGCGGATAGCTCGACGGGGTGAAAAGTGGACTGCCTTACCATCTTCCGCTTGTTCAAAAAACAAGGCAATTACGAAAGGCAGTAATATGGCAAGAATGATTGATATAAGTGGTAAAAAATACAACAGGCTTACCGCAATAAAACCAATCGGAAGAAGAAAATCTGGAAATTATATATGGCTGTGCAAATGTGAATGTGGCAAATTTTGCGAAGTAGAAGGAAGCCTATTACGAAGTGGAAAACAACTAAGCTGTGGTTGTTACATATCAGAACGTGTCACAAAAATGAACACGAAACACAACGGATTTGGGACGCGACTTTACGAAATTTGGAGACAAATGCACAGAAGGTGTTACGGCGAGTTCCAACAGAGCTACAAAGATTATGGGGGCCGCGGGATTTCTGTTTGCGATGAATGGCATGATTTTTCTGTATTCAGAGAATGGGCTTATAAAAACGGCTATTCAGAAACGCTTACAATAGATCGGATTGACGTAAATGGAAATTATGAGCCTTCTAATTGTAGATGGGCGACCATGAAACAGCAAGCTAACAACAGAAGAAGTAACCACACAATCAAATATATGGGTGTATCGCATACAATTTCTGAGTGGGCTGATATTCTTGGTGTTAATCAAACCACACTTTGGAAAAAACTTCAAATGAACAATTGGGATTTATCTAAAGTGAAGGAGGTGGCAAAGTGGGAGAAGGAAAATACCCCGATTTCGTTAAATCGTGTGGATATGGCGATGTAACAGGAATCGGGGGAGCTTAGCTAATTGTAGGCACCATTTTTACCCATACGTTGAAGGCGTTTCGACCAGAACTTACACAGAAAAACAACTTAAGGAAATGGACCAACCGCCATTTGAATACCAAGGAAAAACCTACGATCAATACAAAGCATCCCAAAAGCAAAGAGAAATTGAACGATCAATACGCAAGCAAAAACGTATTCAAATAGCAATGGAAGCTCTAGGAACAGAGGAAGCCGCCAAGGACGCAACAGCGGCAAGGGCTAAGATTCGCCTGCTGAACCGTGAATACAGATTATTCAGCGAAGCGGCCAACCTGCCGTTACAGCGCGAAAGGACGAAGGTGGTATATTGAAGATTACCGTGTGTGAGAAAACGTATGATGCTATTCGCGCTGCAACCGTGGAATTTGATGGGAAAAGCGCAAACGAAATGGTTGCTGTGAATGAATTTTTCAATATCTACTTTAACGGCCCGGAGCCAGAGGATGAAGAGGAAGAGGACGATGATTAAAACAATCAACGGACAAACCTGGTTCTGTTGCCCTGAATGTGGGAAGAAGATTCACCCGGTAAAGCCGGGAGCCTGCGGTGTCCTGGTGAAATGCACCGGCAAAAACAACGGTATACGTTGCGATTGGTACGGTGAAATCAAATGGGCTGGATAACCAAACGAAACCAAAATTAAGCAAGCGTAAGCAAACAAAAAGCAAACGTAAGCAAAAAGAAGCAAAGTAAAGCGAATAAAACCCAAATAACCTGAGCCTTTGAGCCAAGAATCAACTAAAACGTTGGTTTTTGGCTTATTTTTTATCTTTGACCGCCCCGACGTCGTAAAACTACGGGCGACAGCGGATGCAACCCGCGTAAATAAGCGTAGTCGTGGGAGAGAACAATGAAACGCGAATATCTGAAAGAACTTGGTTTGGAAGATGAAATCATCGACAAGGTTCTGAGCGAGAACGGCAAAGACATTGAACGGGAGAAGGGCAAGGCCGAAGCTGCCAAGGCGGACGCTGAAAACCTAAAAACCCAGCTTGCCGACCGGGACAAAGACCTGGAAGAGCTGAAAAAGAACGCCGGTTCTGCCGATGAGATCAAAGCTCAGATGGATGAGCTGAAAGCCAAATACGACAAAGATACAGAAGCCTACAAGGCGCAGATTGCGGAACGGGACTATTCCGCCGCTGCTTCTGCTGCTATCACCGGCGCAAACGTCAAATTTTCGTCTAAGGGCGCTGAGAGGGCGTTTCGAGACGAACTCAAAGCCAAGGGTCTGACCCTGAAAGACGGCGCACTGGAAGGTTTCGATGACTTCCTGAAAGAACAGCGTGAAGCTGACCCCGGCGCTTTTGCATCTGATAAGCCTACCCCTTCCTTTGGCCGACCTGTCGGCGCGGGTGGTAAGGACAACGGTACCGAAAACATCGGTATCGCTCTTGCAAAAAGCATCGGTGCGGCTACCGCGCAGAACAACAAAACGTACAGCGACGTACTGTCGCAATATAAGGGAGAGTGAAAAATATGGCACTGGGTACCATGAAATACTCTGAGGTTTCCGCACCTTCGGATGTGGAAATCCTGTACAACTCCGAGTATGTGGGCAAGGCCCTTACTCTGGATTCTACCGCATTTACCAGCGGCGTTTGCAAGGCTGGCACTCCTATGGCGGCTGATGGCAAAAAGGCTGCAACTTCCGGCGAATCCGGTAGTCAGACTTCTACTGCCGTCGGCGTCCTGCTGTGGGACGTTTACGAGGATCGTCCTCAGGGCACTATCGTTATCGGTGGCTACATCAACACCACCAAGGCGCAGGCACATTCCGGTGTTACCGTGGATGCTGCCGCCAAGGCCGCTATGAAGAACGTCGTATTCATGTAAGGAAGGAGGATACACAATGAACATTTCTGATGTTTTCAGCGCTGCCGCTATTGCCGTGCAGCAGACCGGAGCTGCGTCTAACCGCATGGCTTACCTGGGTGAGGGTTTCTTCCCTGCCAAGAAGAAGATGGGCCTGGATTTGAAGTGGATCAAGTCCCACAAGGGCCTGCCCGTTTCTCTGGCCCCCTCCAACTTCGACGCCAAGTCTACCCTGCGTAGCCGCGAGGGTATCAAGGTCGATGAGACCCAGATGGCCTTTTTCCGTGAGTCTATGCTGGTGAAGGAAGAGGATGAGCAGGAGATCATGCGTATCGTAGACGGCAATGATCCCTACCTGGCCTCTGTCCTGTCCTCCATCTATGACGATGCTTCCACCCTGGTTGAGGGTGCCCGTGTCGTGGCTGAGCGTATGCGTATGCAGCTGCTGGCCCCTGTTACCGATGGTTCCCCCAGAATCGTCCTGGAAGCCGGTGGCGTGCAGTATTCCTACAACTACGACACCGACGGCAGCTACAAGACCAACAACTACAACGCTATCACCACCGCAACCAAGAAGTGGAGCGCCACCGACACCGCCGACCCCATGTCTGACATTCAGGACGCCCTGGATTCCGTGGAATCCAATACCGGCACCCGGCCCACTATCATGCTGTGCAGCAAGAAGACCATGGGCTACCTGAAAGCCAATGCTAAGATCAAGTCGGCTGTACTGGCCAAGAACATCACCGCCAACGTGTTCATGACCGACGCACGAGTGAATGAGCTGTTCCAGAACGAGCTTGGCGTGACCGTCATCGTGTACTCCAAGCAGTACAAGGATGAGGCTGGCACTGCTCATAAGTTCTACCCCGACGATATGGTGACCTTGCTGCCTGATGGCGCACTGGGTTCTACCTGGTACGGCACCACCCCCGAAGAGCGCACTCTTATGGGCAAGGCAGATGCTGATGTGTCCCTGGTTGATACCGGCATTGCCGTTGCGGTGACTACCACCTCTGACCCCGTGAACACCAAGACCACCGTCTCCGAAATCGTCCTGCCCTCCTTCGAGCGCATGGATGAGACTTACGTTATCAAGGTGGCCTGAGAAAGGAGCTAACCAATGGCTTACGCAACCTATGAGTTTTACAGGAACGAATACGGCGGCAACGCCATTGAAGAAGCTGATTTCGACGGCCTTGCTATCCGTGCCACTGCCTACATCAACGCCGCCACTAGTGGGAAAGCTATGTCGGCAACTGGTGATGATTTAACGGCGGTGCAAATGGCTACCTGTGAGCTGGCTGAAATCTTCCAGGACGAAAACAGGCTGAACGCCCTGACCTTTTCCTCCACCGGTTCCATCTCTAGCGAATCGGTGGGGGGATGGTCCCGGAGCTACGGTACCAAAACTCTGAGCGCGGCAGACCTGCAACTGCTAACAGCACGCAAAAAAAGCGCGTTGTTAATCTACCTGCAAGGTACCGGCTTTTTGCAGGCTACCGGCTACCCGATGGCAAAGTGGGGTGACTGCTGGTGACTATGTTCCCGCACACTATCACCCTGTATATCATCACTGAGGATCAAGTAACATTCGAGCAAGTGACGAATATCACGGTGCTGGAAGGGGTGCTGTTAGATGCTGCCAAGGCAGCCAATGTTCGCTCATCCGGCATGGAAAACGCCGATGCGGTGACGGTATACATCCCGTTCAGCGTGCAAGCCTACGACGGCCAGACCGCTGAAATCAAGCGGTATGTATCCCCGAAGGAATACCACGCCGCCGCCGATAAAAGTGGCCTGTGGACGCTGGATTCTGCGCCGCCTACCGATGTTTCTACGTTCATCGTCAAGGGTGAAGTTGTAGAGCCTGAGAAGGATTTCCAGTGGATTAACCGCACACATGATGATGTATACAGAATCAATTCGGTAGATGAGAAAGACTTTGGTTCGGATGAAATGCAACATTGGGAAATCGGGTGCAGATGATGATTAACATTAAAGTAGATGTGAAAATCGACGCCGCCAAGTTTGCCCAGCGTGCAGACCGCGCCAAGGAAGTTCTGGCAAACGAAGCTATGAAAGACACTGACCAGTTTGTTCCAGCCCTTACAGGTTCCCTTGCGGGACGGGCTAGGGTGCAGGGGGATACCATCGTATACCCCGGACCGTATGCCCGTTTTCTGTGGGAAGGTAAGGTGTTAGTTGATCCTGATACCGGAAGCCCATGGGCTAGGCCGGGAGCTACTAAGGTGGCAAACGGCAAGAGCCTGGTATTCACCAAGGCAATGCACGGACAGGCACAAAGCCATTGGTTCGATGCTTCCAAGGCTATGAATCTACCGAACTGGGTAAAGAAGTACAAGGAGGCGATATTGAATGGATGATAAACCATTACGCATGGTATCCAGGGCGGAAACCGATCAGATTTCCAGAAAGCTACTGGTTTGGCTGAATCAGTACGAAAATAAGCCTGCCAATATCGCCTTTGAATACCTTCCTTCCGATCAGCCTGGTATGGCGCTTTCTACCATCCAAGGGGCCTACAAAACAAAGGAATACGTTCGCGGGGCGTATCAGGGGCAGTATCAATTCAAAATCATCTATCGTCTGCAACCATCCAGTAACAACGACCGGTTGAAAGCCGATGAAATCCTGGATGCTATTGGTGACTGGGCCGTATCCCGCCGCCCGTTGCCTTATCTGGGGGATGGGAAACAGGCGACTAAAATTACCTGCAACACCAGGGCGGCAATGTTCGCCCGGTACGACGATAACACCGAAGACCATCAGATTCTGATGACTATGGACTATTTTTCCAACTGAAAGGGGAAATGAAAAAATGAAACTTTCTACCCTTATGACGGGCAAGGAGCCGTCTCCTTCCTATTCCGGCGTTGCCACTGCCGACGATTTTGTTCTGGCCGTTGATATTGCCTCTTCTCCCACTGGCAAAATCGGTGACTATGTGGTTGTCCAGGGCGGCATCACTAACGTTGATTCCCAGCTGAACCCGGAGAGCGAGGACAAGACCTACATCCGCAACGGCAAAGTGACCACCAAGACCGCCACTCAGCGCACCTTCAACGTCACCGGTGATCGTATGTTTGGCGATGATTTCCAGGACTACGCCCTGTCTCACGCTATCAAGTTCGGCACCGGTCAGGCCGTTATCGTGCCCTACGTCTATTTCTCTCTGCTGACTGGCAAGGGCGAAAAGGGTACCGCTGCCGTTATCGTGAACTCGGACGGTTCCGGCGAGGCAGGCGCTTCCGCTGAGATCGATGTGGATATCATGGCAACTGCCGCCCCCACCGAGTACACCTATTCCGCCGACGTGTAACCAAATATAAGGAGGATTAAGCATGGATACCTATAACATCAACGGCGTTGCCGTAGAGTATGACACCTTCGACACGGTAAACATGGAGCTGTTTATCAGCGAACTGGAGCGTGTGCAGAAGGAAACCGAAGCGTTGCCCAAGGATGTCGCCGCCTACATGAAGGGCATGTGCGAACTGGTTAGGGATTTCTTCGATACCCTTATCGGGGAGGGCACCTCTGACAAGTGCTTCGGCCCCAGAAGCAACCTGAAAACTATCGTGTTTGCATACGGTGATTTTGTCCGCCGTGTGGCGGAAGAGATGGTTTCCATCAAGGATATCGCGAACGGGCTTCCTGTGCCCGGTGCTGCCGCCACCCCCACCAACCGGGAGCAGAGACGCGCAGAGGAACGGGCACGACGCCGCGCAGAAGCTGCCGAGCGGGTGAAGCTGCGCAAGTCCGATGCGAACTAACCCGTTTCGGGCGCTACCGGATCATGTTGAAGTCAATGGGAAGCGGGTACCAATAGACCCTAGCTTCCGCGTCGGAGTGGCGATAGAGCTAGAGGTATTGAAGGAAGAAAAACCGGACGTTGCCGGGCTTTTATCCCTTTTTTACCGAGGCTCTGTTCCTGCCGATGTTAAGGCCGCTGTCGATGCCATGCTTGGCTTTTTCCGTGGGTACAGTCAAGCCGACGGAGAACCAAAACAAGGGGATAAGAAGGGAGGGAGAGTATACGACTTTGAGCAAGACGCCGAAGCTATCTCTTCCTCTTTTCTTACTTACTACAACATCGACCTTACCAAGGCAGACTTACATTGGTGGGAGTTTCGCCGCCTGCTGTTCAACCTGCCGCATGAAAGCAATTTTATGCAACGGATAATGTACCGAACGGCGGACTTAAACAAGCTGGACCGGACGCGCCGCAAACATTTCAAGAAAATGCGTGAAATCTACGCTATCAAGGATACCGTAGACCGCAAAAAGCACATGACGGTGGAAGAACGCGACGCCGAATTGTTAGCGCAGATAAACAGGAGATACCAGGAGGCAGAGGAATACGTCAAACAGAAGGGGAAAGGTGATTAAGGTGGTGATGTAAATGGCCGATGGTTCTGTCACCATCGAAATTAACGGTGATGCCAGCGAAGTAATAAACTCGTTCAAACAAGTTTCATCTGCTGCCGAAGCATTAGCAAACAACCTAAAGGGTATCACTGGTTCATTTGAGACTGTTTCCAGCGCTTCGCGGGGCATGTCAGAGGGTATTTCTGGTTCCCTTGGGGATATTGATACCTATCTTAATGAAATCGACGCCTCACTGAATGGGCTGAACAACGATCCGTTTTCCACGGCGGCGGATGGTGCCCAAAACCTGGGGAATTCACTGAACGATATGGATTCCTACCTAGATGATCTTGAATCATCGTTCAATGAATTGCGAAACGACCCGTTTAGCACAAATTCGGACGGTGCAGACCGTCTGCGCGAGGATCTGGACAGGTTGAGCGATTCCGCTGATGATGCAGAAGAGGATCTGGACAGATTAGGTGATGCTGCAGACGATGCCGGGGACCAGATGGATGAAGCTGGTGGTAGTGCCAGTAAATTCGGCGATATTTTCAAAGGCACCTTCATGGGCAATCTCGCTGCCAAGGGCGTCGAGTTGGCCGTTGAAGCCGTTAAAAAACTCGGCGAGGCTATGATCGACGTCGGCAAGCAGGCTGTCGAAGCTTATGCTTCCTATGAGCAGAATGTAGGCGGCATTGATACCCTATTCAAAGAGGCCAGCGGCACGATGCAACAGTACGCCGCTAACGCCTACAAAACAGCCGGGCTTTCTGCCAACCAGTACATGGAGACGGCTACATCGTTCGCCGCGTCTCTGGTTTCTGGCCTGGGCGGTGATGTAAACAAAGCAGCGGAGGTTGCAAACCGAGCTATCACCGACATGTCGGACAATGCCAACAAGATGGGCACCGACATGCAGAGCATACAGGACGCTTACCAAGGTTTTGCTAAGCAAAACTACACGATAAATCTAATGTCCGCCGCATAAGTGATTTTGCGGTGAATGTGCGTGAACGTTAATCAGCGGTGTGGGTGCAAAATACGGCAGGAAATGGCCGTTGAGATGCATCTGCTAACAGGGGAAGCCTAAACCTAAATGGCATGGTAATCCTGTGCGAAGCCCAGAAATGGGAACGTCAAACGACTATGGGCTTGTCACCCAGTACGGCAACTATTGATACGTTGTTGGAAGTGCGCACCATCTAAATAAAAAGTCCAACCCTTAATGTAAGCTGGATTTTAGATGAAGATATAGTCTAAACCCCTAATAAATATCGGGAAACCGAGGGTGTATTTGGTTAGATAACCTAAAACTGGGTAGACAGTGCCATACCATTGCCCAGTATAAACCCTGTGAAAACGGTGAAACCCCAAACAGATAATGCTGTGGGCGATACCGTGCGAAACGCTAAATTATAGCGAACGTGTAACGACTATCGAAATGACGGGGAAACCCGGAACAGAGTAGAGTACGCCCAAGCGGGCGGAAGCGCAGGGGGCCGGAAACGGTCAAGAGATAGTCTGACCTGCATGGAAACATGCAGCAGCCGAAAGGCGGGTACAGCCTAGCAAACTGTACTGAACTTACTTGTATGGCGGCACACAATCAGAAATGATTCGCCTAATCAATGATTCGGGCGTCCTTGGTGAAAAAATCAGCAGCCTAGATAATGTGTCGTTTGCGACAATGATCGAGGCTATCCATGCGGTGCAAAACAACCTAGGAATCACTGGCACCACGGCGAAGGAAGCGGCTACCACTATCGAGGGTAGCGTAAACTCTATGAAGGGTGCCTGGGAAAACTGGCTCGTCGGGCTGGCAAGCCCGGACGCAGACCTTGGTGCTCTTACAGAGAACCTAGTCCAAAGCGTTGTTACGGTCATTCAAAATGTCGGGCCAACTATTGGCAGAATTCTCGGCAATTTAGGAAACCTCATCCTGGATGGTCTGAGCAACCTATTCCCCGATGTTGCAGGCTGGATTTCTGGCCCCATTGAAGGCGTGAAATCGGCATTTTCCACATTAGGAGAAGCCATAGGCAAGGTTTTTACACCAGAACGAACGGCGGCAATCAGTGAGTTTTTCCAGAAATTTACCGAAATTGCGGCAACGGTAGCTATCACAGCTCTCAGTGCTGCCCTTGAATTTTTGGCAAACGTAATTACCGCTGTTGTAACGGTAATTGGTGCGCTGATTACATTTTTCAGCACCACCTTACCCAACGCAATCCAAACGGTAATCACCTGGTTCCAAAACCTGCCTGAAAACATCACCAACGCACTGACAGCGGCAGGTGAGGCTATTCGCAACTGGGGCACCTCAGCGAAGGATGCGCTGGTAAACGCTGTAACCAATGCTATCAATGCGGTTGTTACATGGTTTTCCGGGCTGGCAAGCAAAATTACCAGTGCTTTAACGGCAGCTGGTGCCGCTATCCGTAACTGGGGCAACAACGTTAAGCAAACGATGGTGAACGCCGTAACCAATGCCATTAACGCGGTGGTTACCTGGTTCCAGAATCTCGCTGGCAAAATCACCAGTGCGCTGACTGCGGCAGGTGCAGCTATCCGTAGCTGGGGATCGCAGGCGGCAGCTAACATGCGGCAGGCGGCAAGCAACGCTGTAAATGCGGCTATCACATTTTTTTCAACCCTCCCAGGCAAAATTAAGAGCGCTTTAGCAGGTGCTCTTTCCGCCCTGATTAGTTGGGGTTCTCAGATGGCGTCCCAGGCCAGGGCCAAAATGGTGCAGGTTGGCAACAACATCAAATCTGCACTCGCCTCTCTACCTGGGCAGTTGCTTTCTATTGGCGCTAACATCGTCCAAGGCCTTATCAATGGTATCACCAGCAGAATCGGCGCTGCTATAAGCGCTATTAAGGGATTCGCTGGGCAAATCAAGGGCGCTTTCACAAGCCTTTTAGGGATTCATTCGCCGTCCAAGGTGTTCTACGAATACGGCGTGAACATCATTCAAGGCCTTGCAAACGGTTTGAAGGAAAACATCAAACTGGCCCGTGATGCAGCTAGAAACGTTGCTAACATCGTTTCCAAAGAGGTTGAAAAGCTGAACGATGAGATTGAAAAAATCGAAACGGCAGCTAATGAACGTGCAGCAGCTAAAGAGCTTGCTGAGTACAAGAAAAACCTAAAGGAAAAGAACGACGAACTAGCCAAGGCAGAAATCAAGGACAGAGAAAAAATTCAGGCTGATATCGACAAGCTGAATGAAGATTGGAATGAGAAACAGCTCCAAAAGCAGGAAGCGGCCCAGAAGGAAGCCTTGAAATCCCAAGCGGATGCCCTGAACGAAATCAAGAACAACTACGAAAAAGCACTGAACGCTGTTGAAAGCAGCCGAGATAGTTTGCAGGGCAAGTTAAGCGACGTTGATCTATTCACCGAGGAAGATGATTTCTTCCAGCTGACAAACCTGCAAAATAGTATCGACGCTATCAACAAGTATGGCGATACCATCCAGGCCCTAAAAGACCGTGGCATTGCGGATAGCTTGCTCGATGAAGTCTTGGGGCTGGACCAAGAAAAGGCCATGAAATACGCCAACGCCCTGTTGGGCATGGCGGATGATCAATACGAGAACTATATGGCCTTGTGGCAGGAGAAGGAAGCGGCATCTAAAAAGGTGGCCCAATCCATCTATCAGACGGAGATCGACGCTATCCATGACGAATACCTGGATAAGTTACCGGATGAGTTTAAGCCTGCCGGGCAAGAGGCTATGGACGCTTTCGGCGATGGTTTGGCTATCAGCGGGGAACGGGCTATTGCAATAGCAAAATCCGTATCTGATAGCATCCTGGCAGAGCTGGATAGAATCAACGCTGCCGATGTGGTTTCCAGAACGGTAAACGCCGATGTTTCCGACTTCTCTGGGCGGCTGACTGGTACGGTAAACGACAAAGCGGCACAGGCCGCGTCGTTGAAAACCGAGGATATGACCGGACTGGCAAATGCCATTGTCCTAGCATCCGGCGCCCAGGGACGAAGCAAGGAAATCGTGCTGAACCTGAACGGCAAAGAGGTCGCCCGTGGCCTGATTGATGATATCCGGGCTGTGGAAGACCAAAGCCCACGCATAGTAAGCGATTAAGGGGGTGGGAAAATGAACGAAGATACTGGCAACATGTTCCTCTCTATTGATGGAATCGAAGTCGAAGATTTGGAAGAGGGAGACTACACCGCCTATGAGGAAGAGTTAGGCGTCTCAGAACGCATGATTTCCGGGCGGCGTATTGAAGAAGTTCGCGCCACCATCTGGCACGTGGAACTGGAATGGTCCGCAATCGACTATGCCACCATGCAGCGGATTGCAGAGGCTATGAAAGCACGGCGTCGGCATCAGCTCTTTTTCCTGCCCTCTACCGGCGGGAAAGAGCTGGTGCAGGGGTGGTTCCATCTAGTAGAGCAACCCCAACCCACGCTCACCCGCTGGGGAGACGCTGGCCCCACCTGGGGCGGGTACAAACTGGTATTCGAGGAGGTCGACGGCCATGATTAAACACAGCGCAGAATACGATGCCGCCGTCGTGGCTGATTCTCGGAAACAGCTAGTCCGGGCAGTGTTCGACCTGGTAGACCCGGATGCAATCATCAACAGCATCACTCCCAATGAGGAAGGCCCTATCTCCAACTCAGCCCAGGTGGCGAATCGTGGCAACGATGAAAGCCCAGATGCCATTGCAACACTGGAACTGAATCGCTGGGTACTGGATGGTGGTTTTACCATCCGGCCCAGCGACCCGGCGGACAGAAGGGGACAGGTTGGTTGGGAAGGGGAGACCCTATCGGGCCAGGATGGGAGCTTTTCCGAACCCTATCCCTATATCGAAATCGCAGTGTCCAACATCGAGATTTTACAGGCCGTCACAATGCAGTTTTCCAGCAAATCGGCGGACGGATACCCAACTGAGTTCGATGTCCAGGTTTGGAGCGGTGACAACCTTCTGTATACCCGTTCTGTAACGAACAACCGAGACACCAGCGTAGTGATTGATGGATTCACGGTGAACTATCCCACACGGGCGCGGCTGACTATCAAAAAGTGGTCCTTGCCTAACCGTGTTGTCCGGGTTCTGCGCCTGCTGTTCGGTCTCTATGAAACGTGGGACACGAAAGTTTTGCAGTCCGTGGATATCCTGACAGAGGTGACTTTCTCAGGGCTGAAAATCCCGTATTCGACTTGTGACATTCGTGTAGAGAACAAAGACCATCGTTTCGACCCCTACGCCCCGAACACGATCTTTACATCAATCGAAGATCGACAAAGAATCGTCGTAGAGCTTGGCTTGTACCTAGAGGATGGGACAGTAGAATGGTTGCCGGGTGGTACCTACTACCAACAAAGCGCAGGTTGGAAACTGCAAGACCTCACCGTTGAATGGTCCCTTGTGGACGTTATCGGGGCGCTGACTAAGCGTAATTTCATCGCCCCCGAAACCCTGCCAACGAAAGTATCCGGCTGGGTAGAGGCTATTATGGCAAGCCTGGGCGCAAACTTCCGCACAAACTACATCGTGGAAGATGCTGTAAAGGACATTTCCATTACAGCCACGAAGGACGATATCAAGGACAAAAAATGCGGTGAGATGCTACGTTTTCTGTGCATGGCAATCAACGCATGGCCCAGGCAGGATTTCGCGACCGGCTACATGCGTGTCGGCAAGCTGGCCCAGGACGAAGGGAATCGAATTACCCTAGACAACATGTACGAATACCCGGAAATGTCGGCAAACGATGATATAGCGGATATCACGTTTAAGCTGGACAACAACAATGAAGTCACGTTTTCCGGGAATAACACCGAATCCGAAGTATCCCTGAGTGTGGATAACCCGTTTATTCACACAGAAGCGGATGCCAGAAAGGCTGTTATTTCCTGCCTGTTTGAATACGGTGGGCGGTCGTTCAACGTAAAAAGCCGGGGCAATCCATCCAGTGAATGTGGTGATATCCAGGCTGTTGATACGCAATTCAAGAGTACAATTTCCGCCCGGCTGTACAAGCAGCAGCTTACCCTAGAAGATGGTGTTATGCGTTCCAGCCCGTCCGAACTGGTGCAGTCTCCCAATGATTCCATGTATCAGAACAAAATCATTCTCACTGGTTCCGGTACCTGGACAGCTCCCCAAGCCGGTGCAATTAAAATCACGCTGATTGGCGGCGGCAACGGCGGCATGGGCGGCGGCGGCGGCAATATGCTGTGGGGTGATTCTTTCGATCCGAAGGACAACGACGGCGGCATCGGCGGCAATGGCGGCAAGGTATTCATTATCGAAACAACCGCCACTAAAAACCAAGCATACACCTACGCTTGTGGTGCAGCTGGTACCGGCGGCGCTGGTGGTGCAAAAGGCCAGGATGGTACCAAGGGCACAGACGGCGGCGCTACCACATTCGGCGTGTTCACGTCCGCCAACGGTAAAATCTACACCTCCGGTTTGATGGACATTCAAAGCGGCGCTGTGTACGCCCAGAAGGGCGCTGACTATGCCGGTACCATCACCGGCCTGGAAGGTTCCGGCGGCGCAGGCGGCAAGCAAGGCCGCAATGGTAAATACGCCCAGCGTAAGGATAAGGAAACCGGCATGTACCATACCTATGTTGCCGCACGGGCAACGGAAGGTACAGCCGGGGAGAACGGAAAACCTGGGTGTGTAATTGTAGAATGGTAGGTGATTCAATGGGTGTAAAGTATTCCTCAATTACAGAAAACGGTAGTATCATCGACGCCCTAATCACGGACCGCACAGCGTCGGATGTTGCCGAAGCCGTTAGTTTGGCCCAGAAAATCAGCACCGGAAACGCAACGAAAGCGGAAATCACCGAGTTCCTGACCGTGATGAAGGGCAGCTACAACTACACCGACATGAATCGTGTCGGCCAGGCAGTGGCTTACCTTCGGGACAGATTGCGGGATGATGCAGGTACTTCTGTTGAGGTAGCCCCTAAAACGGACTGGGCCAACGGTGATATCCCAACCCCGGAGCAGGCGGCGCAGTATATCAGCGATGTAAAAAACATCCGTGCGGCGTTCATATTGCCAGAGAATACACCACCGGCTCCCGAATCCCTATCCAACCTAACTTATTCCCAGGCGAACAATATCGAAACGATATTCCGAAACCTGGACAAAACAATCGAATCGCTGAAAATCACGCTGATAACCAGCGGCGAAGTTTTCAGCGGGGAGGTGTAACATGATTGATTCTGTATTAAATGGGACCGGTAACAGCCGATTCCTGAAAAGTGCGGTACCAGCCGGGACTAGCTGGGCGGACGCCCTGGCAATGCTCCAAGCTGGTACATTCCCCATTGATTTCAATGGCATCAACACCGAAGGATTTCAGCAGGTAGGAACACCTCTGAACAAGGCCAACCTGCTGAAAGACGCAACCGCTGCTCAAATCGGCCTTCCGCCCACCGCTACGCCGGACGATGCATTCAAAATTCTGGCGGGCATCCTTGGCGTTGCCTATGTTCTGGCTTCCAGTGGTGTCACCGTGACTGCGCAGAGCGGGAATGACACAAAAACGGCGGTGGCGGCATCCAACGGCATGGCAACCTTTAAGGGCTTGCCTTACGGCGACTGGACGTTTTCGGCTACCATCTCCGGGGCCGTGAAAAGCAAAAAGGTTGCTATTGGCACGCAGAGAGTGCAATATCTCTCCTTGCTCCCACTGAACGACCTGAGCTGGGCGCAAATCGACACGCTGGGCGCGGCTGGTGTACTGGGTAAAATGTTTGCGCTGGGCGACACAAAAGACGTTACACTGTCGGGCATCGGGACCATGACACTGCAAATCGCCGATTTTGATCACGACTACCTGTCGGGCGCAACGACGGCAAAAAAAGCCGCCGTGACGTTTTTGTGCAAAAACCTGCTGTATCCAACCTACCAAATGAACAGCAGCGACACCAACAGCGGTGGTTTTCCGTCTAGCGCCCTCTGCTCCACGCTGAACGGTAGCATTTACAACGCCCTGCCCTCCGACCTGAAAGCTGTGATTAAAACGGCTTACAAATGGTACGGCACTGGCGACGCCGCGACGAACGGAAAATGGAGCGGACACAAACTTTGGTTGCCTCTGACATTTGAGATGTTCGGGGAATCGAGCTACTCCCCTCCCACAGAACGCACGACAGGAAACGCGCGGCAGTACCCGATCTTCACGGACAACGCCAGCCGGATCAAGAAAATGAACAACGGCGGCGGCTCTGCACAGTGGTACTGGTTGGCGTCCCCGAGTGCGTCCAACTCCACGTACTTTTGCTATGTGAGCAGCGACGGCAGCAGCAACTACGACTACGCCAGCAACAGCGGCGGCGTTTGCTTCGGCTTATGCGTTTAAGCTAATATCTAACAATCCGCGCCGCTTTTGGCGCGGATGGAAAGGACCCTGAATGTCGGTATTGAAAAGCCAGCGTAAGGAAAGCAGTATCAAATTTTTGGATACCGCCTATGATTTGGAACTGCACACCCTAAAATGCTGCATGAAACTGCCAAAACGCTACACGTTTTTTATCGGGACGGAGCTGAGCCACCTGGCCAGCGAGGTGCACAACCACTGCAAAATGGCGAACAGCATCTACCCAACGAATGAACATGAGGCGCAAATGCGGCGGGACCACCTGATCGAGGCAAACAACTGCTTGCAATCCCTGATTGGAAAATGCAGCGTTTTGATGGAATTGCAACACGGCCTGAGCGAGCACGCCCTGGAGCGCTGGGCGGATTTGATGATCGATGAGGGCCGCCTGATCGCCGGGGCGAAAAAATCCGACAAGGCACGTTTTAAGTTTTGAGCTATGGGTTAGGCACTGTAAATTCTGCCGGTCGCAGGCGGGCGCGTTGGCGTCCCCGAATGCGTCCAACTCCACGAACTTTTGCAATGTGAACAGCGACGGCAGCAGCAACAACAACAACGCCAGCAACAGCAACGGCGTTTGCTTCGGATTGCGCGGTAGGGAGACAGAGTAAGCGTTTGCTGAAATCAGTCCACGCGCGTAAGGAGCGCCTGACCCTCCCACATGGGTAAATATCACCGAGACGCGGACACTTTCGAGCTAATCCGCTACCAGCGAGGTTCCCTCTTTTGAAAATTCATTTTGGAGACGTATTCACTTTTGGAAACTTGTATGCCGCCTATAAAAAATGTAGGCGCGGCGTAGGCTGGAAGCATTCAACCCAGGCCTACAAAGAGAACGCATTTATCAACGTGCGTATGGCTCAGCGAAAATTGCTGAGCGGCACATGGGAAAGTAATGGATTTATTGAGTTTGACATTTTTGAGCGCGGCAAACACCGACATATCCGCTCTGTGCATATCACGGAGCGCGTGGTGCAGCGTTGTTTGTGCGATAACCTACTCACTCCCGTTCTTGGTCCGAGGTTGATTCCTGATAACTCGGCCAGTCAGAAAGGAAAAGGCGTTGACTACGCGCTCAGACGCCTGGAAACGCATTTGCACCAGTTTTACCGCAAATTTGGGCGGGATGGATACATCCTGATCTATGATTTCCATAAATTTTTCGACAGCATCAGTCATGATGCTATTGCAAAAATCTTGGAGCGCTACATTGCCGATGAACGGCTGAAACGCCTGATTTTGCATCTGGTTGGGATGTTTGGGCCGGTCGGTCTGGGGCTTGGCAGCCAAATCAGCCAAAATTTGGCGCTAGCCGTCCCGAATCGGCTCGATCACAGGATCAAAGAGCGGATGCATTGTAAATGCTACGGGCGCTACATGGATGATGGCTACATCATCCATCACGACAAAGAGCATTTGCTCGCCTGCCTGGAAGTGATTCGACAAGAAGCGGCAGCGTTTGGCGTGGAAATGAATGAAACAAAAACGCAAATCGTCCCACTTCGGCGCGGCTTCTCCTGGCTGAAGCAAAAATTCAGCCTCACAGAAACCGGAGGCGTCGTGCGGCGGATCAGCCGGAAAAACGTCACCAGGCAACGCCGAAAACTGAAAAAGTTGGCCGGGAAAATCCCGCCGGAGGACCTGCGAATCAGCTTTGTCAGTTGGTGCGGGCATGTTTCAAAATGCAAATCCTGGAAAACGAAAACAGCAATGAAGGGGGTGTTTTTGGAATGTATGCGGAAATCGGCGGAAAAATTTACTCCATCGACAACGTGATCGCGGCAGATGATGAGCTGCGGATCGTATTTACAGATACTCCTATTGAGGATGTAGATCGAGCCGCTATGCACCTGCCGGACTGTATCAGCATCCACCAGAGGGACAGCCCCACGCTGGAATACCACGGATTCACCAGCGCTGTGAGTATCCAGAAAAATCCATCGAATCAGCAAACGATGCTGGTTTTACGGGAGGGATAATATGTTTTTGATCTACAAAGATGGTGAAATCGTCGAACGTGTAGAAACGCTGCGCTACATCCTGCAACAGGATAACGGCGTTGCCGTGATCTCTACACAGGAGAGTTACAACGCCGTGTACTCCCCGGTCACAGACAAAACCTACCCCGTCGGAGAGTTTTTTGTGGTGGAAAATAAACTGCAAGAAGCGCGGGAGTTGAGACGGGCTATTCAGATTTTCCTATCCACGTTGGACCCGGAGAAACATGCTGAGACTCTGCTAGAGGTACCAACCGTGTTTCCAGCCTACGAGGTAGGCCACGCCTACAAAATCAAGGATGTGTTTTCCTACGGAACAAACGCCGTAGGAGACCCCCAACTTTACCAGGTGTTGCAAGCCCACACATCCGCTGAACAGTGGCCCCCTGATACGGCAACCAGCCTGTATAAAAAGATCGGAGTAACGTCCGGCGGCTATCCTGAGTGGGTTCAGCCGTTGGGTGCTACCGATGCCTACAACAAGGGCGATATTGTCAGCTATAAGGGGAAGCTGTACCGTTCGACTATCGACAGCAACGTTTGGGCACCGGATGCCTACCCGGCGGGGTGGGAAGCCTACCAGGAATAAACAAAGGCCCCCGTTCATCGGGGGCCTACCAAAAGAAAGAGGTGCCAGAATATGGAACCTGAGCAGATCATCACGGCGCTCCTGGCTGTGCTGGGTTCGTCCGTTGTCGTGGAGATCATCCCCATTAAAATCAACCCATGGACGTGGCTGGCCCGGAGAATCGGGAAAGCTATCCTGGGAGACGTTACAGAGCAGTTGTCCGGGATTTCGGAACAACTGAAAAGTCACATCGAAGCGGATGCCAGGGACAAGGCCAAGCGCTTGCGGGGGCGGATTTTGCGGTTTGCCGATGAATTACTCCAAGGGGAGCGGCATAGCCAGGAGCATTTTAACGAAATCCTGGAGGATATCACGGAGTACAACCGATACTGTGCCACACACCCCGATTTCCCCAATGATAAGGCCGCTATCTCCATCGGCCACATTGAGAACGTGTACAGAGCGCGGCTGGAAAACAACGATTTTTTGTAGGGAGGGACGCACATGAAACAACTGCTGAAACTGCTGGACGTGAAGAGCTTGGTGACGCTGGCCATGACCGGGGCGATGATCGCCTTGCTGTTTTCGCCGGTGGATGTGAACCAGGACGCTGTGACGCTGTTCTGCACGGCCTACGGGGCTATCATCACGTATTTCTTCACCAAGCGAGACCAGAAAGGAGACACACCATGAACAAGGCAATGCTGTCCCAGCCTATGGCGGGGAAGACCAATGAGGAGATCATTGCAACAAGAGAGCGAGCAATCAAGAGCCTCAATAAGCTGGGCTATGAAGTTGTAAATACTCTGTTTACAGATGAGTGGTACAGCAAAGAGAAGACGGAAGAGCGAGGCGTGGTCCAGATTCCGCTGTGCTTTCTCGCCAAGTCCCTAGAGAATATGAGCCTGTGTCACGCAGTCTACTTCTGCAAGGGCTGGGAGAAGACCAGAGGATGCAGGATTGAGCATGACACTGCTGTTGCCTATGGCCTAAAAGTGATTTACGAGGAGTGATCGAGATGAACACCAGACCCGTCAGCTATCTCCAGACGGACCCCCGATGGGGGTCCCTGGATTATTCGGCGACAGGGGAGAAGACGACCATCCGAGCCTCTGGTTGTGGGCCGACCGCTATGGCCATGGTCCTGGCGACCTGGGCTGACCCCGAGATCACGCCCAAAAGCGAATGTGCCTGGGCGCTGGCCCACGGCTACAAGGCCTCGCACCAGGGGACTTATTACGGCTACTTCGCCCCCGCCGCCAAGCGCTTCGGCCTGACCTGCAAGATGCTCAACGGGGCCAGCATTTACGGAAAACCCAACAGCCCGTACCACGCCCAGGCCAAGGCCGCCGTGGACCAGGGTGATCTTGTGATCGCCTGCATGGGCCGTGGGCTTTGGACGTCTTCCGGGCACTTCGTCCTGGTGTGGAAAATCACCGGGAATACCATCTACATCAACGATCCTGCCAGCACCCGGACGGTGCGGACGCAGGGGGACTATTCGCTGTTTAAGCAGCAGGTGAAATACTATTTCGTGGTGAAAAAACCGGCCACCATGCAGCGGCCGGAGAAGGAGGATGAGGATATGGATATCAACAAGCTGTTGGCAGAGATGACGGGGGCGCAGGCTTACGCGCTGTACACTAAAGCTATGGCCTTCGCCGCCGCCGTGGCGGAACCGGAGTGGAGCAAAAAACAGGGGCACTGGGAGAAGGCCACCCTCAAGGGCATCGTGGACGGGCAGGAGCCGGAGCGCCCTGTCAAGCGGGATGAGCTGGCCGCTGTGCTGGGCCGTCTGGGGGTGCTGGACTGAGGGGGTGGTACCATGCCCAGGTATCGGTACAGCCCCGCTCAGTTGGAGAAAATGCACGGGAACCCATGGCTCACGGACCGGGAGAGGGCGGCTTTTGAGTTGCACTATCGGCGGGGGTGGGCTATTGAGGATGTGGCAGCGGAGTTGGATGTCTCGCGGGGGACCGTGAATAATGATTTGGCGTCGATTCGGCGGAAAAGTCTATGAAGAAGCCCCTGGGGTTGGCCCAGGGGCTTGCCTTTTTAGATGTTCCAGGAACGAAATTCGCGCTCCCAAGGTTCTCCGTGCCAGAAGCTGGCATCAACGTTTTCGGACTGCTTTGCTAAGTCGCTTATTTCGGCGCTGATTTTCTTTTTAATCTCTGTGTGCCGCTCAGCGATTTTGAACTCGCTGTAATATTCATTGATGTAGGCGGCTGCGTCTCGGTATGCGCTTTCACAGCGTTCATTATATTCCTCTTCTTCTGGCGTCTCCGTGAAATCCTCTCTCCACTCGTTCTCCTCGTAGTAGTGATAACGTTCGCTGTCGTACTCCAAGAAGAATTTCTTTGCGAGATTCTCGATAGCCTGATTTTTTGCGGCGATTTCTGCATCAACTGCTGCGTTGCAGAAATCAAATGCCGCTTTCAAGCCCGTATAACGCTTCTTCAACCATTCATACATTTTTTGCTTCCTCCTAGTTTTTGTTCTGTGGGTTCCTCTTTATTCCCCAAAATCTGCTTGAACTGCACGATCTAGCAACAGCAGAATGTATTCCGGGCAGGGTGCTATTCCAAGTTCCCAATTTTGCCAGGTGCGGTATGGGATTTTGTATCGCGCCGTGAAATCCTTTTTGTTCAGGTCGGTGGCGGCGCGAATTGCGGCAGGCGATAGCGCGTCCTGACCGTCTTTCTGGTGTTCCTCCACGGCGTGGACGATCCGCTGAATCAAATCGTCCCAGCTTTCGCAACTCCCGAACCAATCCTCAATCTCTTTTGTGATCTCTAAACTGTTACCCTTGTAGTCACGGGCTTGTCTGCTTTCCTGCTCGAAATACATGCGGATGTCGGTTACCACGCCGTCCTCTACATCCGCATAGGCGTGATCTAGCATCCGATCCACGCCGTCCTCCAGGATATGGCCAGGTATTTTGCCCTGCACGACGATGTGACCGCTTCGCAGGGCGGGTCCGTAGGTATTCATACAGCTGCGGATGCTTCTTTCCAGTTTTTTCATGGTGGTTCCTCCTTGTTTGGGTTTCTCTCCGAACTGTACTTATTATACACCTGCTAGGTACAAAATACAACTGACATACTGCACAAATATACACCTGCTAGGTGTACAACATGACGAAACAAAAGCCCCCGCCGGTTTTCTGCAGCGTGCCGGTGGGGGCTGCCTTTCCATTGGGGGAGAAAAGGTATCTGTAAAATACCACATTCCTAGTGTCGAAACCCGTCCCATTTTGGGGGCGGGCTTTTTTATTGGGCAGAAATTGGGCATAAATTGAGCAGGAATTGAGCATCATTTGAACAAGCAAGGGAGTTGGAGATGGTAAAATTTATTCAGAACGAGGGGTGATAACTATGGCTGCTTACAGTGTGCCGAACTACAGCGGCAACTATCAAATGCCAAACCAGATGCAAAACGTACAGGGCTATCAGCAGAATCAGGTATACCAGCAGGGTCAGAACTACCAGCCCTCTATAATCCAGCAGAGCAACAGCGGCTATATCTGCCGCCCAGTAACGGGCCGGGAGGAAGCGGTTGCCATGCAGGTTGATTTTCTGGGGCCTGGTACGTTGATGCCTGATTTCCCCCACGGAATCATATATTTTAAGCGATTCAACCCGAACACTGGGGCGGCGGATTTTGCTGAATTCCGTTTAGCGCCGCCACAGCCGGAACCAAAACCGGTACAGGGCGTAACGATGGACGATTTCAACGCCCTGGCAGATAGGGTTAGAAAATTAGAGAAAATGGAAGGTGGGATAAAAAATGGTCCAGATGAACCCCATGATGTTTCTGGTGCAGGCCGCTAGGAGTGGGAATCCTATGGGGATGCTGCAACAGCTAGCAGGCCAGAATCCTCAGATTTCCCAGGCTATGCGGATGATGCAGGGCAAATCAACCCAGCAGTTGCAGCAGATGGCCCAGAATATGGCGAATGAACGGGGCGTTAGTCTCAACGATGTGGCCCGGCAGTTAGGAATCACGATTCCCAGCAACCGGTAACATAAATTAACCCTTTCAGTTGGCGAATCTTGACAAAAATCGTCAAATCTAACTGAAAGGTGGTTTGTCGAATGGCAGACGAAATGATGACTGGTTATCTGGCCGGACAGGCTGATAACAACAACTGCAACGGCGGCGGTATGTGGGGCGGTGATGGTTCCTGGATTTTCGCATTCCTGATTATCGCCCTGATCTTCGGCGGCAACGGCTTCGGCTGGGGCAACAACGGCGCAAATGGTGGCGCAATGCAGGGGGCTATCACCCGTGCAGACCTGTGCGAAAGCTTCAACTTCAATGGCCTTGATAACGCTGTTCGTGGTGTGCAGAGCGGCCTCTGCGATGGATTCTATGCCATGAATACCGGGATGTTGAACGGTTTCAATGGTATGCAGCAGGTGGTTTCCAACGGCTTCCACGGTGTTGATAATGCTATCTGCGCCATGGGTTACCAGAATGCCCAGCTTATCAACGGCGTAACCCAGAACATGAACACTGGTTTTACCGGCGTGACGGCTGGCCTCACGGCTCTGGGCAATCAGATGCAGTCCTGCTGCTGTGATACTCAGCGGCAGGTGGAGCGCGGCTTCTGCGATACCAATTACAACGCTGCAACCAACGCCCGTGATATCATCCAGTCCACCCACAACGACACCGACCGGATCATTGCACGGATTGACCAGATGGAAACCGCACGGCAGGCAGAGAAGATTGCGGCGCTCCAGGCCGAAAACCAGGGCTTGAAATTCGCCGCTTCCCAGGCCGCACAGAACACTTACCTTGTGGCGTCCCAGGCGGACCAGACGGCGAAGATCATCAACGCTATCAACCCGGCACCGATTCCGGCTTACCAGGTTCCAAATCCCTACACTGGTGTAGGGGTCTCCTGTGGCTGCAATAGCGGCTGCGGTTGCTGATTCAACACATTCCGGCTATGCCGTGATACTAAAGGCGGCAGGTTTTTCCTGCCGCCTATTTTTGAGAGGTGACACATGGAAAAAGAAATTTTCGACAGAGCGGTTGACATGCTACGGGATGGAAAACAGCGGGACGCTGTTATCCTGCTGCGAGACAACGGGTTTCCCTGTACCTCTGAGGACGGCGGCTTATCCATTTCGCTTATGCTGTTGATGATAGCATTTTCTGATTGTTTCGACAAGGAAGGGGAATAAAAATGTTTGATTTCAACGATTTCCAAGATTTCCAGAACATAATTTGGCGTAGCAGGATGGCCAATGCAGCAAGCAATCCGAGCGATGGCTTCGGGTTGGGACGTTCTTCTGCACTGGATTACCAGCAGGACAACAGCAGCGATTTTTTCATGTTCGCGGCAATTATGATAATTTTCGGCGGCGCATGGATGCGCGAAATTTCCGAAAAACTTGATGAACTGAAAGGGGACAAAAAATAATGGCCTGCAAAACGATTTGCCGCCTGTGCGACAAGTTGGTGATTTCCCAGGCGGTGAACTATTCCGCTGCGTCCGGGCTTATCATCAACATTCCGGCAGGTAGCTACACCAATGGGCAAAAAGTTTGCCTGGTGATCGCCCAGAACATCCCGGCGGCGGCTACCATCAATGCGCCGGTATTTATCACTATCGGCACCGGCACCCAGCTGTACCCGCTGAATCGTGCAGACTGCACCCAGGCAACGGCCTGCAACCTGCGGACTAGAACGCGGTACAGCACCAGAATTTCGACAACGGCCACGGGTGGCGCTTTCAAACTGCTGGGCCGTCCCTGCTGTGCGCCTAACAACGCCCTGGCTTCCATTGATGGAACAGCCCCGGCAACTAACGAAGGAGGCGGCGCAGGATGAGTAAATTTAGCAGAATGATGCTCCTAAACTCTGGTAGCAAAAAGGCTTCCAATGATCGTGAGGAAAACGAACGCCGGGAGCGGCAGGAACGCCGTCACGACTACAACGTAGATGATCGTTTCCGTGATACCAATGGCCGCGAACACTACGACAATGGCCGCTACGCGCCCCAGGACACTATGCCCTATTACTATCCCCCTTATGGAGGCTACGACGCTAGGGAAGGGCGTGAGCCTGGCTATACGTGGACTAGAAACGGCGGATACGTGGAACCTGCCAAAACAACCCGCCCCATTGGGTTTGAGCGCGGTGACGGCCCTTATATGGGCGGCGCAGATGCCACCGTCCCCCGGTACAACGAAATGGAACGTATGCCCGGAAACCGTGCCATGACCGGCGGCGCAGAATCCAACGCTTCGCCGCGTTTCGACATGCAGATGGCCCAAGAGTGGACGCGCCGGATGCAGAATGAGGATGGTACCACCGGCCCACATTGGACGATCGACCAAACCAACAAAGTAATGGAACAGCGCGGGGTAAATGAGGACCCTGTTAAGTTTTGGGCGGCGATGAATATGATCTATTCCGATTTCGTCAATGTAGCCAAAAAGCTCGGTATTTCTAACGTAGATTTCTACACTGAAATGACCCGTGCTTTCTTGGATGATAAGGACGTTTCGGGGGATAAACTGGCAAAATATTATGAATATGTTGTGAAATAACGAATAAACAGCCGAATCACCCAGATTTTTCCAAAATCAAAGAAACAGCCAAGGATTTTGACTAAAATTTGACTAAAACCTGGGTGTATTTCGGGGCATCTCAAGGGCCTTCAAAGTACCACCAAAAACAGCAAAAAACCGTTGAGAATCAAAGGGAATCCTTGAAACTCAACGGTTTTCTGTTTGGCGGAGAAGGAGGGATTTGAACTATCACTTTTTCGTTGAAAATCAAAGGTTTTTTACGCCATTGACTAAAATTTGACTATCATTCCTTCTCTGGGGTTTCAAACTCATAATTTGCCCCTAGTAGTTTTTTGTTCACCTTCCTGGAATGTACCTCTCGGATGTGTGTATAAATATCCTTGGTAGTGGATTCTTGGGCGTGTCCCAATAATTTTTGTGCATCTTTTGTTCTGATGTCCTCTTCGTACAACAGGGTAGCGTATGCGTGGCGGATAGGATGCGGAGTGCAGGTTACGCCGGATTCGCGCTTATATTTTGCCCAGCACCCTTCAAAAACCCCTTCTGTCATCAGCTTTCCGTATTTGTCCGAGAAAATCAATCCCTTGCTCTTCTGGGTGATGATTTTATCTTCCAGGGCTTTCAACAGGGGTAAGGGGCGGATGCCGTTCTCGGTTTTGGGGGCCTTTATTTTTTTTACGCCCAGGGCAGACACGCGGGATTTAGTAACGTGAATCAATTTTTCTTTGAAATCCACATCCTCCCAGCGCAGGGCGAGTAGTTCACCACGCCGCAATCCTGTGTACAGCGTCCAATATGCGAACATCCCGAATGTGCATTCTGTCGAATGGATCACTCGCTTTATATCATCATCGCTGGCTATCTGCCGCTTCTTTTTTGGTAGGCCTGCCGGTATCTCTATCTCCCGGCAAGCGTTGATCCTTGTGTATCCGTGCGCCACGGCGTACTTGCAAATCATGTTGATGACAGAACGCTGTGTGCTAGCTGTTTTCCGCGCTGGATGCTGTTCGGCAACATAGCGCATTAAAAATGCGTTGATGTCCACGGGTTCAATTTCGGTTATCTGCCTATCGCCTAGAGCCTCGATAGCTCGGCGGATGGGGGCATAGTACGATTTCTTTGTGTTGATTTCCAGCCCTTCAACGTAGTTCTCCTGCCATTCTTCGGCGATAGCGCCAAATGTCCGGGCTTGTTCCTGTTCCTGTTCGTACTGGTTAATCTTTTCCAGCACTTCCCGTTTTGTCCTGCCATAGAAAAATTTGGTTTTCTTTTGGCCGTTTACAACAATGGGCAAAGTTTCCTGCCACCTTCCGTCTGCGCGTTTGTACATTGAATTTTCCTCCTGTGTGTGCTACACTAGCAGGGACTGGCAGCGTAGCAGCGTTGTCTAGTCGGGTTTATAGGGGGAGCCGCCTGCACTCGAATTTTGGGCGGCTCCTCTCTTTTTGTTCAATATGTCCATGCTCCACCCTTGCAATGGCACAGCGTCCCTGCTATACTGGTACCGATGCAACGCGGAGAAGTTAAAAAGTTGCAGTTTTCTCCTAGCCGTGGGGGCTAGGTGCAAGAAAGCCGTCTGGGAATTCAGGGTCCCGGACGGCTTTTCTTTTTAGCTTAATTGTGCAGGATCAAATTCCTGTGTTGCTTTGTCAGCGCCGCCAAGGAAAACGCTTAGTTCAAATTCTACCTTAGAGGTTGTGTTAGGTAATTCATAGGCAAGCTGAAAATCTTGGGTAGTTCCAGGGCGAATATCCTTCCATTGTGCATCCCCGTCATAAACACCATCCCGATCTTCGACGGCAGCGTTTTCTAACTGTACGCCGTCCTGGAACGCCTGCCCCATCAAAGCTGCCAGTGCGGATGTGGTCTCTTCGCTGTTATTCGTCCAGGTGCAATCAACGATGATAGCATCGTTTCCTTCTATGTCTTTCGCGAGGGAAGCGCCCTTGATGGCGAAATCATAGCTATCAGTGGAAATGCTTGCAGTATCTTTTGGCGTTTCTTCGTCCTTGGCAGTGTCAGCGGCCTGGGTGGTATTCTCTGCGTTGTTTTCGTTGGTATCAGTTGTCGTACCAGCATCACCACCGCCACAGGCGCACAATGTCAGGGCCAGGGCAGAGCCGATCAGAATAGCGGCTATACGTTTTTTCATTGGGCACCATCCACTTTCTCTAGGGTGGCGGTAACAGTGCTACCGTCCACAGTCACGTCATAAGTGATCTTGCCGTCCTGGTAGGTGAATGTCTTGGTTTCGTCCGGGGATGCCATGAGCGCGGTGCTAGTCTGTTCTGTGTCATTCTGAGAATCCCAGGTATAAGGTTCATCTGCCGTGGTGGGTGCGGTGTAGGTACCAGCCCAGTACAGCATAGAATCACCATCTACCACCCAGTCGACCGTGATAGAATCATCGGTGATGGTGGCTTTCTGGCTCACCTCATCGGACAGTTTGGCTTCCCATTCGCCCACCAAACTAGGCGGGGTTGCCTGCTCGGAATCCGCTGCCGGTGCATCCGTAGTGCTCCCACTGCTTCCACAGGCGCACAAGGACAGCATCAACAGAGTACCGGTCAGGCCTGCTAACACTCTCTTATTCATTTTTTACCTCCAAATATATTTATTGCCGCCCTCCGGCAGCATTGGGAACTCAGTACCTCACCCAACCCAGTCCGCCGTTGAATATGTCGATCAACAGGAACACAATAGCCCCGAATAGGGTAGCCAAAAGCGCAATGGAAAATATGCGCTTCTGCTTTCGTTCGTATTCCAGGTGCTTCAACAGCCCTGCAATGCGCTGCTTATAAGCTTCCTCTAGGTGGTTCTGTGATTCCTCTAACTGGGCCAGGGTGGTATTACTTCTCATGGCGCGTTCGTCCTGCACCGATTTCTCCGCCCTCAACATGTGCATGATTGCATCTGCAATGTCCGGCGGCGGTTCGGATTGCCCATTGATATAACGGCTCACCATACTCTCAGAACTGTTACATGTAGCGGCAATCTCCCTTAGTGTTACTCGTGTTTCTTCTTTCAACTCCTTTGCTGCCTTGGCAAATTTTCCACCATCATTACCCACGTTTCTACATCTCCATTCATTGCAAGGGGGATGCAAAATATTGAAAGGCCCCTTGCGTAGTTTGCAATGGATATTCCACGCCTTCCATGTTATGGTAATCCAAGGAAAATTGGGAAAGGGACGATCGGGGAAGGGGACTCGCAAACCGCCCCGCGCCCCACGTTTACACCACGGGTATAATGGAGGTACAGGGATGGATCGCTTACTGTTGCTGGGGAAGATTCAGGCTATTCTTAATGGCCTGACAGACAGAGAGCTGCGGATGTTGTACAACCGCCTACTCGTCGCGAAAAATGGGAGGATAACATGACTACAACCTATGGAAACAACGACCGATTGACGGAAATCATCAATCAGTGCCAAGAGCCGCGCAGGGTGTTAGCCCTGCTTGCCCTTATTGTTAAACCATGCTTGAATCAGAACGACAACACTAGAGAGGAAGTCCAGATCAGCGTCGGTGATGTGTTCACCCGGCTTGGTGATACCCAGGCCGACTAACACGGTTTCGACTTCTTCCTTCGTTACAAGGTCCTTCTGTCTCGCAGATTGCGGGGCGGGAGGATCTTTTTCGTTCCCATCAGCGAAGCCAAGTAAGAAATCAACGCTTGTTCTGCAAAATCTCGCTATTTGAACCAGTAAGTCAGACTTAGGATCATGTTTCCCGGTTTCGTATCCATGCAGTGTTGCCGGTGCGATTCCGAGAAGTTTTGCGAGTTCTCTTTGCGACAGGTTGGCCGCTTCCCGCGCCTCTCTGATTTTGAATTCCATATTGAAATCCTCGCTTTCTTTCGACAGCTATATAATAGCGCATTGCTTCGGAAATGTCAACAAGAAATTCGAGATTCTCTAACTTTTTGCGAAAAACCTCTTGACAAATTCGAGAATCTCAACTATGATATAACCAGAGTTTGAGAAACTCAAATTTTTACTAGAAGGGAGAGGTTAGATGAGGGCGAACATCGAGGCCGAACGTGGCCGCAAGCGGATTCCAAAGTATAAGTTATCCCGGATGCTTGGCATCTCCCAGGAAACTTATAACCGGTATATCAACGGCGAGAATTCTATTCCGTCCGATGTGCTTGTAAATATGCGAAACATCTTCGGGTGTTCCATTGATTATCTGCTCGGTGTCATTGACGAACGACAGGAAATCAGCTGAAAGGAGGTGATACCATGGCGAAGAAGTTTGTAGTGAAACCGGAGAACGGCAAGGTTGCCGTCCTGGTTGATGGGACGGAGATCGAGGACGTTACCGCCTACACCATCCGGGAACACGCCGAGAACAGCTATGCGGAAGTCACGCTGTCCTTCATTGTGCGGGACAAGTGGCTGGTGTTCAAGGGTGAGGATACCGACGGGCCGAAGAAACCTGACCCGGCCTATCTGAAAGTCCTGCAAGAGGACCTTGCCCGCGCAAAAACCAGGCTGGAAAACGCCGACCCGGAAGGTAAGCTGTACGCACTGCAAGTGCTGTACGAAGTAGCACGGGAGATCGACCGCTACATGGCTTACAACAAGGAAAGGGGGAAGAAAGATGGAGAAAGCAACATTTCACGACCATCTGACCCGTCTCCGGGAACTGTTTCCTGAGCGGGAGACGATCACGGTGGCGGAAGCCGCCCGGCTGGTGGGGTGTAAGCCCCAGACCTTGCGGGAGAGCAGAGACTTTCCCATGAAGCCCGTTGGACGGGCGAAGCGGTACCACGTAGTACCAATCATCAACCTGGCCCGTTGGATGGCCTGTTGAAAGGTTGGTGTAGGAAACGCGAAGAAAATATGTGCTGACCGATGAGGTTAAACGAATCGGCGATAAGAAGCTGTATCGCATTCGTGCTGCGGTATCGTTTGGAGATGTGAAAGAGTGGGACAAAGGTGGGTTTGTTCAATCCACTGCGAACCTGTCCCACGCAGGAATGTGCTGGATATACAACGATGCATGCGTGTTTGATTATGCGCGTGTTTCCGACGATGCCATCGTCTGCGAAAACGCTTGGGTATACGAACGGGCGAAGATCAAGGAACGTGCCTGGGTTGGTGGAAACGCCGAGGTCTACGGTTTCGCCACGATAACGGGCGAGGCATGGATTGGAGACGATGCCGTTGTATCTGGCAGGCAAACAATAACAGAATGAAAGGGGAACAGTAATGACTACTGTACAGGAAATCAAGACCCGCAACGCCGAACGGGAATGGGCTGATATCGAGGCCCTGGTGCGGGCTATCAGCCCCACGCTGGAGAAGAACGCCAAAAATCGGCGTGACGAAGAGGTCCGCAAGGCGCGGGAAGCCCGACGGAAGCGTATCCGCAACCGGCGCAAAGCCAACATCAACGCCGCCTTGCATAACGCCGGTATCCCGCTGCGGTTGGTGTGATCGCCATGAAGCACGAATTCACAGTGCCTGCTCAGAGGCCGTGGAGGGACGCCAAAACTGGTGATGCTGAACGCCGTGGGCCATATCGCAAGGGCGAAAACCCGGAGATGGTTGAAATTTGCCTGAAATGCCCACGCGAGACGTGTAGGCCGAATGGCTGCAAATACTTGCAGAACCCACAGGAAAAATTTCCTATTCCGCCCCACTTTGCCGTCCGGCTTCGGGCCGGGTGGTCAAAAGCCAAACTAGCCCGGCAGTACGGCGTCACGGTCTACCGGGTGCGGAAGTGGGCCGAAAAGTTGGGGAAATGAAAATGCCGCCCACAGGGGCCGAAACCCTGCAAGCGGCAAGCAAAAGAAAACTACCGATAATATACCAGAAAGGACGGGAGTTGTCAAATGAAAAACAATGAACAGAAATGGGAACTGTTTCCGATGAATGTCAACATTTCGTTGCCTTTGGAAAAGGCGAAAATGTTCATCACGGCTGATTTCGATGATTTCATCGACTATCTGATCGGAAATTACTCCTACGCAGTGTACCGCTATTTCGCCGAGCACGACGAGCAGCTTAAAGGCTGGATTCGAGAAGGAGGTATGGCAGATGACGCTTTTTGAGATCGACGCCGCAATCCTGGCGGCTATCGCCCACGGCACCGACCCGGAGACCGGGGAGATCAACAACCTGGACGAACTTATGGGCCTGCAAATGGAGCGGGACCAGAAGATTGAGAACATCGCCTGCTTAGTGAAGAACTTGAAGGACGATGTGCGCGGCCTGAAAGCAGAGGCCCAGGCCCTCACCGAGCGCCGCCGGGTGGCGGAGAACAAGGTTGCGCGGCTGGAAGCCGTACTTGATGAGGCCTTGGATGGGCAGAAGTTCCAGACGCCCCGCTGTGTGGTGTCCTTCCGCAACAGCAAGGCAGTTGAGGTGGATGACGAAGACGCCCTTATCAACTGGGCCTGCCTGAACGGGCAGGAAGATACTTTCGTTCGTTACAAACAGCCCGAAATCAACAAGGCAAACTTGTTGAAGTGGCTGAAAGAAGACCACCCGCTGGACCCGCCTGGTGTGCGGCTGGTGGAGCGGCGTAGTCTGGGGGTGAAATGATGGGAGTATACGCGAAGTTGCTGGAAATCCAGCAGGCCATTAAGGCCCCCAAGGACCAACGGAACGATTTCGGGAACTACAAATACCGTAGCTGCGAGGATATCGTCGAAGCTGTTAAGCCCCTGCTGGGCGAACAGAAGGCCGTGCTGACCATCTCCGACGAAATCAAGATGATCGGTGAACGGTACTATATTTTCGCCACTGCCGCCATTGTGGACGCAGAGACCGGCGAACGGGTGGAAGTCACCGCCCAGGCCCGTGAAGCGGACAGCAAGAAAGGCATGGACCCTAGCCAGGTAACGGGGGCAACTAGCTCCTACGCCCGTAAGTACGCCTTGAATGGCCTGCTTGCAATTGATGATACCAAAGATGCAGACGCTCAGGCACAGGTCCAAGAACCGGTCCAAGAGCCGAATTACAAACCCTTTCCCAGATGTGAAATGTGTGGAGGTGACATCACTGCTGATATTCTGGGGGATGGCAAACTGTATTCTGCGGACCAAATCGCAAGAGCCACCAAAAAACAAACCGGGCAACAGATTTGCTCGGAGTGTATGCGGAAGCTGAAAGCCCATGAAACCACCACTTGAGATCGTCAAAGGCCGGATCACCGGCTATGATGAGCGGACAGGGGAGTTGTTAATACGGGCACCATATCCCGATTGGACAACGATGGTTAAGCGGGAATTTAAGAGCTGCTTAGTGCAGCCAATAGACAGCCGCCCGCTCTCCGACAAACAGCGCCGCGCCTGCTATGCGTTAATCGGCGAGATAGCCGACTACACCGGCGAAGGGAAGGACCCCACCAAAGAGCGGATGAAGCTGAAATACCTCATGGAAGATACTCAGGCAATGGGGGAAACGTTGTTTTCCCTATCCAACGCCCCCATGTCCCTAGTATGTGGGTTTCAACGGTTTCTTGTGCGATTCATACTAGATTGGGACATTCCCACCAGGTTCCCTTTGTTGGAAATGGTGGACGATACCACCGATTACCTGTATCACTGCCTGCTGACAAAAACATGCTGTATCACGGGCCGACCGGCCCAACTACATCATGTCCAGCGCGTGGGCGCAGGTCGAGATAGGACAGACATAGTGCATGAGGGGATGGAGGTTTTACCTCTGTCCCCGGAGATGCACCAGTTGGCCCACACCATGCCAGATAGCGAGTTTTTTGAGAGGTACCACCTGCCGGGCGGTATCATCCTGGACAAAACGCTCTGCAAAGTCTGGCACCTGAAAAGGAGGAAGGACAATGGAAAACCTGCTGCTGACCAAGAAGGAAGCGGCTGATAGCCTGAGAATTAGCGTTGCAACGCTTGACTGTATCCGCAAGTGCGGATTCATCAAACCGATTAAAATCGGTGCTAGGGTGTACTACACGCCTGCTGAGCTGCGTCGGTTACTGGAGAAGAAAGAGATTCCTACGTTCATCGAGCGCAACGAAGTGCCCGGAACGTACAGACTGTAAGGAGGATATACCATCATGGTAAACCACTTGATTTTGCAGGGCCGTTTGGTGGCCCAGCCCGAACTTCGACACACTCAGAACGGCGTTGCTGTTGCATCGTTCCGCGTGGCTTGGAGCCGCAAATACAAGGAAACGGAAACCAAGCTGTTTCTGAACTGCGTTGCATGGCGTGGCACTGCTGAGATGCTCTGCAAGCATTTCGGCAAGGGACAAGAAATTGTCGTGGAGGGCGAACTGAACACCAGAGGCTACACCGACCGGGACGGGAACGACCGGCAGGTGACGGAGTTGATCGTGTCGCAGGCTCATTTCTGTGGGCCGAAGAGCAGTGGAAGCAACCAACCGAGCGGGAACTATACTGAACCGGAGTTCAGCGACCTCACGGGAGATGACGGAGAGCTGCCCTTCTGATAGGGCGGCTCTTGGGAGGGAAACGGAATGGCAAAGTGCTATGTAAAGGCGTTTTTTGATTGGATTGAGCAGGTTTCTGCGCTGGAAGATGATGAAAAAGGGCGGCTTTTTGTTGCTATCCTGGAATACGCTAGATCGGGCGAAGTGCCTGATATGCAAGGACGCGAAAGCATCTTGTTCCCGGTTTTCAAGTCTCAGATTGATCGGGATATGGAGAGCAGTGCGAAGCAGTCTGAAAACGGCAAAAAGGGCGGACGTCCTAGAACCAAAACGGAAAGCGAAGAAAACCAAAACAAACCAAAACAAACTAAAAGAAAGCCAACTAAAGCTAACAAAGAAGAAGAAAAAGACAAAGAAAAGGAAAAAGACAAAGAA